AGGGCCAAGAAAAATATGCAAAATTAGCAATAGCTTCAGAATTGACTACTGACGCAACTTTAACTGTATTGACCAGTAATATGAATCCACAGATAAATTTTCGATTTAGAGAATGTTTCCCATTAAGCCTTTCTTCAATTGCATTTGATAGTGGTGGAACAGATATAGATTATGTTACTGCAGATGTTTCTTTTCGTTATGATGTTTATACAGTTGAAAACCTACTCAACAATGAGGTAACATACGAAGGAACACGAGCTTATCCATCTGGTGAAAAACCCCCTACAGATGACCTTAGCGGGGCATAAACAACCAGTTTAATTATTATTTAAGGAGGTGATTTGAAACTTGAAGATATTCAAGAACTTTGGCATAGAGATAGTGAAATTGATTATACAGAATTGGGTACAGAATCCATCCGTATTCCACAAATTCACGACAAATATCTTAAAATTTTTACTGATGAACGAATCAGACTAAAAGGAGTTGAGTTTGAACTATCTAAAATGGTTCGGACTAAGACTGAGTATTATTCTGGTAAAATGTCTCAAGAAGAACTTGAACGACATGGCTGGGAACAATATTTGGGAAGACTTCTCAAGAATGAAATAGCTAAATATATTGAATCAGATGATGATGTAATCAAATTGAAACAACAATTAGTAGTCCTACAGGAAAAGATAAACTATCTAGACTCTGTTATTAGGATGATAAACAATCGGGGGTTCCAGATTAAGAATGCTTTGGATTGGTTGAAATTTTCTCATGGAAATAATTAATATATCTAAAAAAAATGAAGTCTATATCCAGATAGATTCTGAAGCTTCAACTGCTCAGGAAATCTGTGACCATTTTACTTTTATGGTGCCTGGCTACACATTTATGCCAGCATATCGTAATAGAATTTGGGATGGAAAGATAAGACTTTTTAATGTTCATAGCCGTCTTCTTTATGGGGGATTATTTGAACATCTTTGTAAATTTCTTTATACTAGAGATTACAAGGTAAAATTTCAATCTGACTTTGAAGTCACAAAATGTGATATCAAATCAGAATTTATTGATTCATTAAAGTTACCAGTGACCCCTAGAGATTACCAAATGGTTGCTGTCAATCATGCCTTGACTCACCACAAAGCACTTTTACTTTCACCAACAGCTTCTGGTAAATCTTTGATTATCTATATATTAATAAGGTATTTGAATTTAAAAACTCTTATTTTAGTTCCTACTATATCTCTTGTTTCTCAAATGTATAATGAATTTAGAGAATATGGATTTGATGTAGCAAACACCTGTCATACGGTTTTTGCTGGAAGAGATAAAGGTTCTAAATTGCCTATCATAATATCAACATGGCAGTCAATTTATAAGATGCAACAAAAATACTTTGAACAATATGAACTTGTGATTGGAGATGAAGCTCATGGTTTTAAGTCAAAATCTCTTACATCTATAATGACCAAATGCATTAATGCAAAATATCGTATAGGAACAACTGGAACATTAGATGGAACATTAACTCATAAATTGGTCTTAGAGGGGTTATTTGGTAAGGTCTTCAAGGTCACCTCAACAAAAAAACTTATAGACAGTAAGCATCTATCACCCTTTACTATCAAAGCAATTTTACTAAGACATCCAGATTCGATATGTCATGATCTTAGGAAAATAAGTTATCAAGAAGAATTGGATTATTTGATAAATTCTGAAGCAAGAAATACATTTATAAAAAACTTAGTTCTAGATTTAAAAACTAATACACTTCTTTTATTTCGTTTTGTTGAAAAACATGGAAAGATACTTTACGATATGATAAAGGAGGAATCAAATGGTAGAACAATATTTTTCGTTCATGGAGGAACGGATGCAGATACAAGAGAACAAATTAGACATATCGTTGAATCAGAACGAAATGCAATTATCGTTGCTAGCTACGGTGTATTTAGTGTTGGCGTCGATATTAGGAATCTTCATAACATCGTTTTCGCTAGTCCTTCTAAGAGTCGTATCAGAAATCTACAGTCAATAGGCCGAGGATTACGGAAATCTAAAAAGAAAGATATAGCTACATTGTATGATATTGCTGATGATCTGTCTTATGGTAGTAATCATAACTATACATTAGACCATTTTGAGGAAAGGAAAAAAATATATAAGGAAGAACGATTTACTGTAGCTGAATATTTCGTACAATTGAAGACTTAATAAATAATAAATCATTTAACCCCTACACCAGTATTATATCACCTGTCAAGAGCTTTGTCAAGTGGTTGACAACACTTAGATATTATGTTATAATATATGAAATGACAACTTATAGGAGGGCAGATTGGCAAAACCAAAATCAATACATTACATAGATAATGAAGAGTTTTTGAAAGAAATGATAATATATAAACGTGGATTTGATGAGGCTAAATCCAGAGATGAACTTCCACCAATGATTTCGGAATATCTTGGTGAATGTTTTATGAAGATAGCACAACGACTTTCTTTTAGACCTAATTTTATAAATTATGCTTTTAAGGATGATATGATTTCAGATGGTATTGAAAATTGTGTTCAATACATAAAGAATTTTAATTCAGAAAAATCATCTAACCCATTTGCATATTTTACTCAAATTATCTATTATGCTTTTATTAGAAGGATACAAAAAGAGAAAAAACAACTTTATATAAAATATAAAACTATGCAAAGTACTCCATCTTTATTGGAAAATGTAGAAGTATCTGCAAATGACAGTGATATAGCATATAATCAAGAAACAATGAATACTGACCAAAAAGCAAATATGTATAATTTTATTAAAAACTTTGAGGATGCAAAAAAGGCGAAGAGTGTAGCTAAAAAACCAATTAAAACCACTAACCTTGAATATTTTATGGTAGCATGAAGGTAGCATTAATTAATGACACACATTTTGGTGCGAGAAATGACAGCCAAGCTTTTATGAATTATTTCAGAAAGTTTTATGAAGAAATATTATTCCCCACTTTAGAAAAACGTGGAATTAGAGATATTATTCATCTTGGAGATGTTGTTGACCGGCGAAAATTTATTAACTGGAAAACTGTATTCCAGATGAGGGAAATGTTCTTTGATGCGTGTTATGGGCGATACATAAATCTTCACCTAATTGTCGGTAACCATGATACTTACTTTCGTAATACAAACCAAGTAAATAGTTTGGAGTGTCTTCGCTTAGAAAACAATCACCAGTTTAAAATCTACGAAGAATCCACAGAAATTGAACTGGATGGTAATAAGTTCTTCTTACAACCTTGGATATGTGATGAGAATAAAGAACAATCTCTTAAAGCTATAGAAAAAACAACTGCTCAAGTATTATTTGGACACTTAGAAGTTAAAGGTTTTGAAATGCATGCAGGTCAGTATAGTCAGAGTGGTATTGATGCAAGTATATTCAAAAAGTTTGATATGGCTTTTAGTGGCCACTTTCATCACAAGTCTGATAATGGTAACATCTATTATCTTGGTAATCAATATCAAATAACTTGGTCTGATTATAAAGATACAAAAGGATTTCATATATTTGATACAGAAACCAGAGAGATAGAGTTCATTCTAAATCCATTTGAGATGTTTCATAAGATATATTATGATGATGAAAAGATGACTCTGGAATCTATTCAAAATGAAGACTATTCGGTTTATAAAGGTTGCTATATAAAAATAGTAATAGTGAATAAAAAGAATCCATTTTGGTTTGATACTTTGATGGATAAACTTTATGCTATTGATGTGGCTGATATTTCAGTTGTAGAGAACTTTGACCAAGATTTAGATATTGAAGATGATATGATAAATGAAGCAGAAGATACACTCACCATTCTTTCCAAATATGTCAATTCGTTAAGTATAGATAATAAAAAAGAACTTGACAATTTACTAATTTCACTATATAATGAATCATTAACTTTAGAAACAGTATGACAACAATAAATGTAGAAATATTAAAAAAAAGGAGAAAGAATCTATGAGTAATTATGACATGGATGAAATAGAAAGACTAAAAGAAAGAGAACGAAGAAGTAGAGGAATTAAACCAAACTGGCCTCAGTCAGTTGAACTTGGTAAAGATGAAAAACCTTTCACAGCAGTTGATATAGAACTTCCAGATGATGATTTTAGAATGATTGCTCTTCAAGCACATGAAAGAGATATTACTTTCAATAAGATGATAGAACTCATATTGAAAGATGTTATTAACCAAGCAGAATATAAATTTGAACATCACTCCAAACCTCAACTTCTTAATGAGGATAAGTGATACAATTTGAAACTATTCGTTGGAAGAACTTTTTAAGTACTGGCAACGTTTTTACTGAAGTAGCACTTAACAAAAATTCAAATACTCTGATAATTGGTGACAATGGTTCGGGTAAATCTACTATACTAGATGCTTTAACTTTTGGATTATTTGGTAGACCATTTAGGTCAGTCAATAAGGCACAACTTATCAATTCCATAAATCAAGGCGGAACTGTTGTAGAAATTGAATTTAGTATTGGTAATAAAAAATATATAGTAAAAAGAGGTATAAAGAAAAACTTTTTTCAAATATATTTGGATGGTTCTCTTTTAAATCAAGACGCAGCTGTTAGAGATTATCAAGAATTTCTTGAGAAAACTGTTCTAAAATTAAATTATAAGTCTTTCACTCAGATTGTTCTTTTGGGTAGTTCTTCTTTCATTCCCTTTATGCAACTCAAAACTTCTGATCGTAGAGCTATCATTGAGGATCTTCTTGACATTGAAATTTTTTCTGTAATGAATCAACTTCTAAAAAGTAAGGTTGTTGTTAACAAAGATGTTACAGGAACGGTTGATATTTCACTTGGATTGGCTAGGGGTGAAGAGAAATCAACTAAACATTTAATTGAAAAGCTTAGAGAAAATAAAACTTCTCAAATTAAAAAAAATAAAAAAGACATAAAAGAGCATGAAGATTATCTGGAAGATTATAAAAAGAAAAATACAGAAATTGATCAAGAAATTGAACAATTTCATGTATCTATATCTGATGAATCTAAAGTAAGAGAAGAAGTTAAATCATTACTTAATTATAAGAACGATATTGAAAGGGGTGTTCTTCAATCTGAAGAAGACATAGAGTTTTACGAAAATAACAAAGAGTGTAATGTATGTCGGCAAGATATACCAGAGGATTTTCGTGAAAAAATGATTGAACATTTTCATGGTAAGATGCACCAGTTGAGCAGTGGAGTAGTTAAATTGGGTGAGAAACTTAGTGAAATGAAACATAGAACTGATGATATTGATAAAACTCTTGAAAAAATACAAAGCTTTAAAAATGATATAGTAAAAAATCAAAACAGTATACAAGTATGTACTCAATACATCAATAAGGTTTCTAATCAGAATGATGAAATATCACAAATGATAGATGATATAGATATTAGGAGATCTACACTTGAAAGTATAAAAGAAAATATTACGACATATACTGAAGAGAGGGAGAGGCTATCAAAAGAAAAACATCTGTATGAACTAGCAACAACTCTTCTTAAAGATACAGGAATTAAGACTCGTATTATTAAACAGTATCTTCCAATTATTAATAAACTAATAAATAAATATTTGTCAGCAATGGATTTTTACATTACATTTGAACTTGATGAAAATTTTAATGAAACTATAAAATCAAGACACCGTGACGAATTTACTTATGCCTCTTTTAGTGAAGGGGAAAAAATGAGAATAGATCTTGCTCTTCTTTTCACTTGGAGAGCTGTCGCTAAACTCAAAAATAGTGTAAATACCAATTTATTAGTACTTGATGAAGTGTTTGATAGTTCACTAGATGCATCTGGAACTGATGAATTTTTAAAAATACTTTATGATTTAACACATGGTACATCTTCAAACATAAATGTATTCGTTATAAGTCATAAAGGTGAAGTGTTATATGATAAATTTGAAAAAACGGTAAAGTTTCAAAAACAAAAAAACTTTTCAACTTTGGCTGCATAATGTCTGAAATTACTCTTAGAAAAATAGATTTACTTCCAGAAGACCATCCAGTTTTACATCAAGAACCTCTTACTTGGATTTTTAATCCACCACAAGCAGACCCCAAACTTATGTACGATATAATGCTTGAGAATATGGTTTATCATCATGGACTAGGGTTATCTGCCAATCAAATAGGAATGCCAGTAAAAGTTTTTGCAATGAGAATAGATGAAAGTGACTATGTAATAGTGTGTTTTAATCCAGAAATACAAAAAGAATCAGAAGAAATGGTAATGATGACTGAGGGTTGTTTAAGTTTTCCATCGTTGTATTTGAACAAAAGAAGACCTAAAGAATTGACCGTTAAGTATCAGAATGCAGATGGAGATTTTATTGATGCTCATTTTGAGGGTTTAGCAGCAAGAGTTTTCCATCATGAAATGGATCACATGGAAGGTAAAACTTTTCTGGATGGAGTTAGTAAAATTTTACTACAATCAGCGAGAAAAAAACAAAAAACATTAATAAGAAAGGCAAAAAAAGATGGAAGAAGAATTCCATATTGAAAAACATGGTTCTTTACGAAAATCAAAACGATTGGTTAATAAACGTGAAAGACTTCAAATAAAGAAATATTTAAAAGGAAATTCACTAGAAGATTTTGTTGATGATAATGACATTGATGATGATATAGAATATGAAGAAATATCATATAAAAATTAAAGACAAAGTAGTTCATAGAACAGATGATATGAAGAAAGCATTACGAGTAATTGGTCAGATATTTCGTGATGGTCATGGAGAAGTATCTCTTCATGGTGGTAAAATAGGAAAATGGAGATAATGACATGCCATTATATGATTTTGAATGTGAAGACTGTGGTTACATTGAAGAGATACTTACACGTTCTGCAGGGAACGCTGAGATAGTTTTAACGTGTCCAGAATGTGAAAAAGAAACTATGAAAAGGAAAATTGGTCTTAGTAGCTTTCAACTAAAAGGTGGTGGTTGGTATAAAGATGGTTATACCAAAAAACCAAAATAATATATATGAAATAGAGATGTTGGTACTAGGTATAGCGCAGATGACGACTGACTAACTCCTAACCAGTAAGATTAGTCCCTTACTTAATAGAACTTACATCGGTATGTACAACCAACAAACATTTTCTTTATATTCTGAAAATGTGAGTAAGTTTGGATTAGCATCTCTACTTATCCAAAAAAATGAAATGTTTGATAATCATAAATACTTTTATATAAATTTAAGTTGTAACCTTAATCATAGAGGAGTTTCCCCCAATGTCCTTTAGCATACAGTTACCCACTTATCAAGTAGAAACTAAAACAAGTTCTACATTATATCCATCCCCCACAGAAGCAAACAATCATTATCAAAAATTTGTAGATAAAAATGTCCCTTGTGAACTGTATGAAGATGGACAATTACAAAAGGAATTTAAACCTAATTAAAAGATTTTATTATGGATTTGATGAAAGAAGAAGTAAGGAAGTTACTTTTTAAATTTTAAATATGATGAAGACAAAACTTTTTAAAGATGGATCTGAGGAAGTCAGATGAGAATTATAGATGATATAAAATTAGATTTCAACGATGTTCTAATCACGCCCAAACGCTCTCAACTTATATCCCGCAAAGACGCAGATCTCACCAGAAAATTTACATTTAAACATTCTCGCCGTGAATGGACAGGTGTTCCTATAGTTGCATCCAATATGGATCATACTGGCACGATTCAAATGTTCAATGTAATGAGTGAACATGATATGCTTACTGCCCTTTGTAAGTTTATTGATTTTCCCCAAGATGGATTCCAATATTTAATGAAAACTGTTGGAATTGATACCGATTTTGATTTTCCTACCCCGAATTGGTTATGTATTGATGTGGCAAATGGTTATACCGAAAGATTTATTGCTCATGTCTTAAATGCAAGACGATTACATCCAGATT